TCAAGAACCTGGCTCAAGAACAAGGTAATGTCAATGCAGTAAATGCTGACACCCTACGAGGTAGAAACACAGATGAAGCAATTGCTCGTCTAACAGGTATCACTGACCCTAATGAATTCAATGCTCAATCGTTTCTTCAAGAAGCACAGGGTGTAGAAGGAGGTTTAGACTTAGGTAAACTGAATGAAGCTGTATCCCAACAACCTAGTCGTATGGCTCAAGAGATGCAGAACAATCGTATCTTTACAGACATAGCTGATCAGGACTCCTCTAAGCAACTCATATCGCAATTTGAGAGTACAGGGGATGCATTAGGTGACTATGACAACTTCGTTGCTAACAATGCGGCTATGGTCGAATCAGGGGAGATTACTGCTGCTGCTGCAACAATGTCGAACCAGAAGATATTGAGCCAATCAATTGGTAGGGAAGGACTGGTTCCTCCTCCACCAAGAGCTATATCTGGAGCTGAGCTATCCCTCCATAAAGGAGACCTTACTGGTAACTTGACTCGTCATTTCCAGGACTTGGTTAATAATGGTGGTAGTGCTGATGATATTGCTAAGTCTATGTTGGATATCAATAACAACAAAGATTATGACTTGTTAACTACTGAGGAGAAGGACGCTATTGCAGCATCTGCTACTAGTAACTTGAGTAACTACCAAGCTTTAGACTTTGATGGTAAACAGCTACAGACTCAAGCTACTGAGAATACCCAGTTAGCTAAAGGTCAGATTGATAGTGAGTTCAATAACAAGACTGCTCAGATAGACAAATCTCTAGGCTTCGATAACACAGTAGAGCTTTCTGGTTCCACTTCTGTAGCAGATACCTCTAAGGTAGCTGAGGAACTATTGAACCAGAAGCAAGGTGGTAATATTGAATACTCTGGAGATCCTGCTGACTTGATTAGTGACATCATCCGTGACTTCAAGCAAGAAGGTATAGATGCTTCTGATGAACATATCAGAGCTCTTATTGGTATGACTGGTTCAGAGGATAAGGGGTGGATCTTTGATAACCCTCGTATCAACAAAGCTAGTGTATCAAGCAATACTGCTGACATGATTCGTAAGATCAAACTGAATGATGAAGTACGTAGTGACCGAGAGCAACAAGTTAAGACGGTCTCTGAGATTAAGACTCGTGCTCATCATGAACTTGATAAGAATGACAATGCTTACTCTGAGAGACTTAAGAAGGAATCTCAGTCTGTAGGTATTGGTGGTACGGTTGAGCATACTAACGTTGATGCTTTACGAGGACCGAACCAAGGTTCAGTAGACAAGTACTTAGGTCTAATGAATCCTGTTCAAGAGCAAGACCAGAAGGATGCTACAGCAGCAGCTTTCCTTGAGGATACTGAACAATCTCTTAGTACTTCACAGGAGGAGAATGCAGCTTTACTTGAACGTGTTGATTTCTTGGAAACTAACCCTAGTGAACAAGGTCAGGAACTAGCTCAAGAAGAGGGTGGTTTACGTCCTGCTCCTCAAGGTGAGTTTGAACAGCTGAATGCAGAAACAGGTCTGATTGATTTCCCTCAGACTCGAGAAGCATTCGATTTCAACAAACCTATGGGTGAGTACAATCGTGCATTCGATGGTGAGATAAAGGCTACGGCTGACATTGCTGCATTTGAGGGAAGCCTCGAAGGAGCCAATCCAATCGTTGCTCCTAAGATTGAAGCTAATCTTGCAAAAGCTAAGCTTGATCTTAAGAACTTTAAGAACACTCTTAAGCTATTAAAAGCTTATGGTGCATACCATGTAAAGTAGTATAGTTAATAGATTGGGACCGTTTAGGTCCCTTTCCTACAATTTAGAGGAACCTACCATGCCAAATGAAACATTTAATGGGGTATTAGGAGCAGGATCTGTCGTACCAGATACGGGTACACCAGTCCAGCAGGAAGCACCTGCCTTGGCCCAACCTATCCCAAGTTTTACACCAGACCCTTCAATGGGTGAATCCAAAGCAGCAGTCCTACCTGATATGTCTGTGAATGCTCAATCAACCCTAGCAGAGAATGTTGACTTTAAGAGACAGAGCCTTGCTGAAGTCTCTCGTAGAAAGCAAATCGACCTAGACCCTCAAGCTATCCATCGTTTAGACAAACGAGATTTAGAGACCTTAACTGTAGAACAATATGCAGGTATGGCTCAAACAGAAGAAGAGTATATCGAGAGGTATACAGCTCATCGTAATCATCGATTCACTCCTATTGAACAAGCTCAAGAACAAGCAGAAGGTAGATGGGTAGATCCTAAAGAACGAGGAACCATTTGGGGTGAAGCTAAAGCAGCTGCTCTTAATGTTGCTGGTTCAGTATCCCGTATAGCAACTACCACTATCACTGCTCCATTGACACTGGTTCAAGAAAGTAGAATGGCAGATGGTGATACAGAGGGAGCTAACCGAGTAACTGACTTAATAGATACTATTAACAAACCTCAAGAGTTCCTACAGAACCGTCTCCCTAATGAACAACGAACTCGAACCATGAGTAAGTTAGCTGATACATGGGATGAACGTACTACAGACATTAAGAAGAATGTAGAAGAAGATGATTACTTAGGTGTACTAACTAACGTATTAAGCATTGGTTCAGATGCCTTTAGTATTATGGCTAATGACCCTGCAACTATTGTAGATTCAATTGTAGAGACACTTCCTGATGTAGCAGTTGCAGGTAGAAGTATGGTTGCAGCTATTGCATCTACAGCTACTACTCAACAGAAAGCTATGTTGGATGAATGGGTATCCACTTATGGAGACATTCCTGAAGGTGATGATCGAGCCAAGATGAATGCATATGCTGTACTTGCAGCTACTATGGATTTGGCAGGTGATCGAATCGTAGCTCAAGGCGGTAGATTAGTTGGTCTAGGGGGAGGCTCTACAGCTCGTGCAAGAGATATCCCTAAGAACATAGCCTTTGGTTCAGGTGGTGAGTTCTTTGCCTCTGGTGGTTCTGCTGTGGCTTCTCAAATGGGTGTCCATGGAGAAGTAGTAGATGGTGGAGCTGCATTTGCTCAAGGTACTATTGGTGCTGGTTCATCTGGTGCCCAGACCGCAGGTATTGCAGGCGTCCAGACGGCTAAGAAAGGAGTAGCCAAAGGTAAAGAGAGAGCTGTTGAAACTCGTGAGAGACGTGTAGTAGCTCAAGAGGTACGTGACGAAGGTGGTGACAAGGTAGCTGAAGCTGTTGATGCTGCATTGGATGAACGTAGTAAGTTCACTCCTATGGATGGTATGAAAGCTATATATGCTCGTCAGAAGTCTAAGGACATTACCCCTGAAGAGTCTGCTACCAATATAGCTGAGTCACATAGACTAGTTACTGAATACATCGAGACTACTAATGAGATGGAACAGAGTCTTGTTAAGCTAAAAGAGATTGCTGAACCAAGTGCTAAAGAGAAGATGCAACATGATCTCCTTGAGAAGAAGATAGCGGTACGTGACAAGCAGATCGATAAGTTTACTACCAATCATCAAGCTATCATGCAAACTGCTGTTGTAGCTCCTGCTGACGTTGCTACTGTCAAAGCTAACAGAGAAGGTACTACTGAAGCTGCTGATAGAATCATGGGTACTATGCTAAATAACCCTGACTCTATTACTGAAGAGATGGCTACTGACTTACTTGTAGGTGATGGGTTAACCCCGAACCAGAGAGTAATAGTAGAAGCTCATTTTGAAGGTATCCAAATAGCTAAGGATATGGAGACTGTACAGACAGATATCCTTAAAGGTGGAGATGGTTTCTTAGGTATTGAGAACTACCGTAACTCTATTGGTAGTGCTCTGGTTCTAGGTAATACCGCTAAAGCTGATAAGCAGTTTGATATGCTTGCTACCTTTGCTGACAGACATGCCAAGAAGTTAGCTGTAATGAAGGAAGCAGTGATCTTACCTAAAGCTCAACAGAGAGAAGCTCTTGGTGAATATGCTCCATCAGGTGGTTGGGTCTCTGATAGCTTAGTTGATAGTGTAACCTTTGAGGTAGCAGCTCTTAACAATGCTGTTAAGTTAATGGAAGCACAGATACAAGAGCAAGCTCCTATTGAAGCTAAGGCTGAACCTACAGTAGAACCAACTGTTCAAGAGACTACTGAGCCTACGGCTGAACCAGAAGTAACTGAGCAGAGTGATGTTGATTCCACAACTGGTGATGTTGATATTACTGATGCCCCTAACTTCTTTGAAGAGGATGGTTCCACTCCCTTACCACAAGGTGAGGCTACAATTACCTCTACAGATACAACTACTGCTGAACAGAGAACTGAGTATTTAGATACCGTAGCAACTGAAGGGTTTAACTTATCCCAAGCAATGACTACTACCCCTGAAGTCAGTGATCAGACTGTAGATGGTAAACTTGATAAGGATAAGGTTCATTCTGTTAATCAGGTATCACAACATTTCTCTGCTGTTGAGAGAGAAGGGTCTACTCAGAATCCATTACAGGTAGTAGCTAATGCTATGACTGAACTGACTGAGATAGCCAAGTTCTTCATGCCTAAAGGTTCAATCAATAATAACCAAGCACAGGTATTGAATGGAGTAACTGCTCTACATGCTGAATTCCAGAAGAGCTTTAAAGAGTTAGTTAAGAAGAACGATAAAGAACAGACCAAAGATATGATGCAGTATCTGTTAGATGCTGAAGGTAACATCGATGATAATATTATTGGTGCTATGGCTGTATCTGCTTACAACTGGATGGGTACTGCTGCGAGAGACAATGTCATTCAAGATGTAGAGTCTATTAATAGTATGTTTGGTCAGAATGCAGATGCTTTTGTTGACCCTAAGATGTATGAAGTCTTATCTGTTATTGGTGTTCACTCAGATGTATTGAATGAGGACTTAGGTAAGAATGTAGTAGCTGCTATGGGTATCCGGGCAAACAAAGATGCTCCCGGTAACTACCAAGGTAAACTTGAATCAGCTATGGGTATGATGACTGTCACTCTTATGATGGATAGTGGTTACCTAACTACTGAACGTATTACAGGTGAACTACTTACTGAGTTCAACAATATCATTGCTGACCAGAATGAGAAGGTAAGACCTGAACCAACCAAGAATAGTATGACATTCTTCAGACCTGCAGTAGATCCTGGAACCATAGACTTAGCGGAGGAGATAGCTCAGATAGCAGAAGACAGTTCTAAGTCAGAAGCTGTATTGACTGACTTGTTTAGTGTTACCTCTCATGAGACTGGTCCTACTAGTGAACCTTCTAAAGCTAAGATAGGTATTGTTGGTTCGCACTTACGTCAACCTAAGTCAGTAACTAGATCAGTCCAGAAGCAGAACAATGTAGTCTGGAAAGTGAAGGAAGCTCAATCAGGTATTGCTGTAGCTTTAGGTGATTCCCTATTACATCGGATACTAGGTATTAAAGATGATGTAGAAGAGAATGTTCATCTAACAGAGAGAGCAGGAACTGAAGGTGCTAATGGTCAAATAGTTCGTGGTGTACAGAAGTTCATGGAGTTCCTAGAGAACCAAGAGTCTGTTACAGATGGTTTCCACTTTGCACATAACATCTGGAAGAACCATCGTATTGGTATCGATAGTAATACTATCAATCCACAAGCTAACAAGTTCCATCGTCATATGATCAAACCTGATTACATGAACTCAACCATTGATACCAATAACAAGAATCAAATGGACTGGTTCAAAGTTGCTGTTGCTCAGGGACTAGGTATTAGTATCGATAAGTTAGTTAATGCAGATACCTTAGGTCAGTTAGAAGATAAGCTTGATACCTTAGTTATTCAGGATGGTCTTGATGCTATACGTAAGTCTCTTAACAACAAGGAGCTTACTGACATAGAGAAAGAACAGATTGTATTAGCTGTAGAAGCTGGCAAGGAGAAGACACATAGTCTAGATGCTCTTGTAGCTTACGCACAGATGCTTGAAGCAGGTACAGGAACATTTGTATCAGATCTAGGTATAGAGGTCGATGGGATAACCAATGGACCTGCTATTGGTACTATACAATTTGGTATTGGTTCAGATGCTAAATCGGTAGAAGATCGATTCAAACCAATCGGTATGTATATCAACTCAGATACCATGTCATTCCAAGAATGGATATCTCAACCTACTACCCAAGATAACTATGAAGATATTACCTCTGCTATGTTAGCTGATGTTGCAGGTTTGGATGAGGGTATAAGAGCACCAATGGAATACTTCTTTGGTGAGCTTCAAGTTACTCGTGAAGACCAAGATGGTAATGAGATCATAGCTGTATCTAAACCCGGCCGTAACTTAACCAAGTATCCATTGATGACAACAATCTATGGTTCAGGCAAGAAGGCTATTGCCAGAGGACTAGCAGAGTCATTCGTTGAAGAGATCTATAAGTCTATTACTAAGAACCGTGATAACCCTACTATGCTTAAAGAGATAGCTAAGCAGATCAATCTATTAGCTCCTGGTTCCATTAGTGTTAATGACCTACTAAATAAACCTTTAGATACTCTTATTCAATCTGGTGCTGTTAACAAGATTAAGGGAGATGTGGAAGATTCTTATGGTGAGTTCCTTAATGATGCTATTGAAGCTAAGTATGGTGAGTTCATTGAGAAGAGAACCAAGGTAAATGATGCAATGAAGTTGGTTCATGAGATGTTCATGCTTCAATACAATCATGCTATCGAGAAGAGAACCAATGAGATGATAGACCAAGGTCTGTTACTTAAAGGTTTCCAGGTAATACCTAAGTCTGAAGCAGATAAGATACTTGCTGACCTAATAGATGCTCAACCAATTGTACGTACATTCTTTAGTAAGTCTGATGGTGGTGCTCGTAATGAAGGTATCTTCCTAAGTAAGACTAAGAAGGAGCGTCCGAAGGATGCAATCTATCAGTCTCGTCAGGTATATAGTCGAGCTACTCGTGGAGGTACTACTAAGCAAAAGGTAGCTACTTCATCTATAGATGTATATCAGGATGGAGGTGTAGCTCCTGCAGTAATGCTAGTTCAACATCTTGATGCTTCAACAATGCATCACTTCATGAATAGAGGTAAAGGCTTCGGTGTCCATGATGCAATCATTGCTGGTTCAAATACTGTAGTAGAGAACTCAGTTCAAATGAATAAAGGGTTCTCTGATGTAATGGATAACTACTCTATTGCTGAAGAAGTTGCTCTTACACTTACACAATCTATGGCAGCTATCAAAGCATATGACGTAGCTAATGGTACTACCCTTATGGAAGCAGCTGCTCCTCATATGGGTTACTACTTAGACCCTGAACCAAGCTTCATGAAGAAGCAGGATAAGTTAGATAATGGTGAGTATGATGGATTCATGGATGGAGCTGAAGATGCTGTAGACCCATTCATAGTCAATCCTTTCAATAACTGGTCTAACGAGGTAACTGGTCGTAAGCAAGAGATCACTGATATGACTACTGCTGTTGGTCAGTATGGATTAGATGGTGGTATCTATTACAAAGAGAACCATAAGCCTAAGAAGGAGTTAGTAATACCTACTGAACCAGTTGTCCTTAAGACTGCTAACACTGACTACAAGAGTCAATTACCTCCAGGGTACAAAACCAAAGCTAAGCTTAAAGAAGCTCTCAATAGTGTCATTGGATCATGGGAAATATTTGGTGAGCAGGAGACTCAGATACTCAAGGATATGCTGACAGCTCTTGGAACCAAGAAGACAATCAATGAAGCTCTTGAAGGTGCTACACCTGATTTACTACAGGCAATCAATGAGCATGCTAAGCGTAAGAAAGCATCTCAGAAACGTAAGAACAAGGTATCTAATTCAAGTGTTCTTGGTTCAAGTGTTAACGCTTCAACTGTTCAACCTGATTTGACTAGTGCTATTGAGCAGAAGATTGATGCTATGAACTCTCAACAGGTATTTGATAACCTAGCTCATGTGTCTCATAAGAAAGAGGGAGAGAGCCATACAGAGCATCTGAAGGATGTACTTACTAGTCTAATCAATAAGGTAATCAAACCGGTAACTCTAAGAGTGGTTGATACCATTGGTGACACTATGGGTAGTATTCAAGGTAGTGACATATTCATACAGACTCAGTTGACTGGTAACAGAGAACGAGTTGGAGCTACTGTCAATGGTGTGAAGATGAGTGCTCAAGAAGTATATGTACATGAGCTTATTCACTCAGTATCTAAACGAGGTATCGAGACAGGTAGTCGGAACCAGAAGTTACTTACTAGATTACATGCTCATGCCCGTAAACATATCCGTGTTGAAGACTTGATGGATGACAGTACCAATGACAAGGATAGTAATGATTACAAGAGAGCCAGTGAGACTTGGGAATATATCTTTAATCCTACTCGTTCTAAAGTAGGTACTGCTCGAACCAATTACCTTCATGAGTTTGCTGCATTCGGTTTAACTAATGAACGTCTGGTTCAAGCTATGCAGAACATCCCTACTCTTAAAGCAGAGAGAACAGTAGATGCAGGTAACAATGTATTTGAGTACCTACGTAACTTTGTTAACTATGTGATGGACTTGATTGGTCTTAGGTTTGTTAGTCATGAGGGTAGACCTGATGCTCAGCTACGTAAGATAGTTAGTGAGATATCTGGTATTGAAGCAGAGAAGAAGTCTGTTTTATATAGAGGTATGGACAATGCTATATCTGGTTTAGGTACAGTCATTGGTGCTCCTATCGCTGCTGCTACTGCAACACTAGGTAAGCTTGCTGATAATGAGATGTTGAGAATAGGAGGTAAGACAATCCTTGGTTCAGTAACTGGTGCTGCTCAAAACATTATTAAGCTACGTGACCAAAGTGACTTTGTGGAACTGTTCATTGGTGAGCTCTCGAGAGTTAAAGCTTGGGTACGTTCTGAGGATAGTACACAGCAAGGATTCCTTGGTTCGCTTATGACTGAGATGATGGGTAGAACAATTAAGACTGCTCGATTCCATGACCTGTCTAGAGCTAAACGAGTTGCTATTGATATGGCACGTAAGGACATAGAGGGTAAGGTACGTAAGACATTGCTAGATCACTTCCAAAGAAAGCTTACTACTAATGAATCTACTAGTATTACTAAAGCTGCTTTGAAGACTGACCTATCAAGTCTGTTAGATCATGGGTTTACTATTGAGCAGATAACAGAGTTACTATCTAATCCCCAGGAGCTGACCAAACGTATCAATGCATTGCATAAAGTATTACGTCAGGACAAACACGGTGTGTGGTTAACGAACCAAGCTGATAGCTTAGGACATTTTATGTCTACAGGTAGAGCTAGTAAACATCAGTTAACTAATGCTCATCAGATAGTGAATATGTTTGGTTCAAGGTTGAAACCTAATGCATCTACATTGATGCTTGAGAACCAAGTAGACCTAATGGCTACTCTGTCTGCATTGAGTCATACAAGTAATACTGATAAGAATGCTATCGCTGAGTTGTTAAAGGAGGAAGCTAATAAAGAAGGTATGTTCTTAGTTCTCCAGATGCATAGAGCACAGAAGAAGAATGACAAGAGTGAATTGTTTGATGGTTCAGAATACAACATCATCAAGGGATACACTGCTGAGCTGACTAACCCTGATATCGATGTGAAGATAGAGACGGAAGCTAAGGGAGCTGAGCTATTAAGACTAGGGTATGTTCGAGGTGATCGTGTTATTAGAGATAAGCATGATACTACTGAGGAGAAAGTTTACATATATATTAACCCTAATGGTGGTCTTACTGACTATGCTGCAGGATTGATATCCCTAACTAACCCTACTAGTAAGGGTACAGATACTTTACAGATGTTACATAGTCTAGAGAGTACAGTCTCATTGAAGCTACAATCTAACTCTTTAATCCAATCATTGATTGACCAGAAGAGACCTGGAATTAGTGCATTAGGTAAGGGTACATATAACCCTGCTAAAGACACTTCAGCAAACATGGTTCCTCTCTTCAATTCAAGAGGAGTTATTACTGGTTACAGGTATATGACTACTGAAGCATTCAAGGATGACACTCTTGAGAAGAACAATGACTTTGCCGATACCATGGCAGAAGCTGCAGCTTACTCAGTAGATAAGGTTAACTCGAAGAAGGTCAATGAACAGTTGATTGATGCTATGAGAGAACAGTTCCTTGAAGACATGGCAGATGGTACAGATGGATATGTAACTATCGGTCCAACAAGTACAGACCCTAAACTCTTAGAGATGTATAAGATGATGCCTGATTCTGCACGTAGACATATGCGTAAAGTCTGGGGTAAGCAATCTATGCAAGTTCGAAGAGATCTGGTTCCAATCTTGTTCGGTCATCGTAAGTTGTCTGCGGCTGATATCTTTAAGAAAGAGAACCATGAAAGATCAGTGGTTAAGCAATCACTGGTTCATTTCGCTGAGTATGCTCTGGGAGACACTGCTGCTAATAAGATTCGTAAAGCAGGTAACATGTGGAAAGAGTATGTACGTGAGGTGAAGGACTTTGTGGTAATCAAGTCAGGTACTCTGACAGTGTTCAATGCGCTCTCTAACAGCACTCAGTTGATAACCGAAGGCGTTCCTATGGAGAACATCATAAGAGACCAACAGGAGGCTTACACAGAGGCGAGAAGACATAGAGAGGAGACCCAAGAACTGTTTGAGTTACAAGCATTGTTGGATGCAGGAATACCTAAGCAGGGACAGAGATGGAGCGAAGATAGAATTGCACATCTTGAATTTTCGATCCAAACTAATATCGTTACCCCTCTGATATCAGATGGGATGATGCAGTCCATCATCGAAGATGTGGCACTGACCGAAGATCGCCGTACCCATAAAGGGAAGGGGATTCAAAAGTTATTAGATAAGTACGGTTCCAAGGTTCCTGGAATGGTACAGAATGGTATCAAGACTGCATATATGAGCCATGATACTAAGATGTATAAGTTCATGACTGAAGCTGCTCAGTTGTCTGACTTCACTGCTAGGTATGCTTTGTACAAGCACTACACTACTAGAAGTGAAAACAAGATGAGCCATAATGATGCTATTGGTAATGCGATGGATGTGTTCATTAACTATGATATGCCTACTCATGCAGTTACTCAGTATGGTAATGACATGGGTTTACTTTGGTATACCAAGTATTTCTTTCGTATTCAGAAGACATTGCTTAAGAACTTCAAGGAGAACCCTAGAAAGGTGTTATCCTTATTGTTCCTAAACAATATGTTCGGGGGAAGTATTCCTACCGTGTATGACTCTAGTCTATCCGTAGACAATATGTTGAATCGTGCATACCTCCCACCTGGACCTCTGGAGATGCTAAGTAATTCTTTATATGTAAAAGCACTATAATGAAAGAGGGGATTACCCCCTCTTCTTATTTATAATGTCATCTGCTCTCTTGCCTGCTTTGGATAAACCACTGCAGGCTCTATGGAACCAGTAAGCTCCAACGAAGAACAAGATCATAACTAGAACACCTAATGCAATCATCCATTATCCTAAGTTAAGAATGTCACCCATAGAACGCTTCGGTAGCTCAACAGCTTCTGGTTCATTTGTTAAGGCAGCATGTTCAGTTTCAAATGGAGCACTAGATTGAGTACGGTTAACAGCTACTGGATGAGGTACTTCTTTTGGTAGTTCACGATCTACGATATCAATCTCAGCACTGTGAGATGTAGGGTTACGAGATACAATGATATCAATGACTAGTTCTTGTGAGTTACTGATGTTGATCTTAGCTTTGATTGCTGCTTCAATAGCTAGTTTGATTTCTGATTGGCTTAGTAAAATCTTCAATTTAGTTCCTTTATAATGATTTCAACTCTAGGGTTATCTTTGTCGATACCCTCAAAGTAAGTATGTGTTTCTGGTATATATAGGTAATTGTCGTCCTTCAGCTTACCTAGCTCCGTCAAGGCATCAAGAGCGAATTTAGCATGTATGGACGACACATTGTCTATGTCGAACTTACGTCTATCCCTAGCGTATATATGGAACTCTACCGAGACCCTATCCATAACAGGAAGCAAAGAGATCTGTGGTTCCATTAGATCTTTGTACTTAATCTTCACATTGTTTAAGGTCTGGTAGTGGGTGTTACGGTATCCATTAAGATTCAGATACCACTTAACACCCTTCTTGTTCTTTTCTACGTACAGGGGAGATATGAGCTTGTGACTAGTCAAAGCTTAGAGTAGGAGTTGCTTGACCTAATGCTGGAGCACCGGCTGTCGCTTTAGGAGCAGCTGCTACATTTTTAGCATTGTTCTTAACTTTACCTTCATTGGTGTTTCTCCATTCTTCTAAGAACTTAGAAGGTTTAGAGTCATTCAATTCAGTGATAGTACGACCATCTTCAGAGAACCATTTCTTGAACTCATTGGTCTCACGAGTACCGTTAGGGATAGTGTAGTTACCATTGTCGTCTTTACCCATCTTGTCTTCGATCTGCTTGTAGATAGCAGCTTGAACTTTAGTACCTTTGAATTCAGTAAGTACTAGTTTCTCAATAGCTACATCTTGCTTCTTCTCGAAGTCATATAGCTTGATCATCTTCATGTCACCATCTTGTTGGTAGAACTGCTTACCATTGATGATTTCACAAAGAACGTTTACATCAGCCATACCCGGCATTACTTTCTTAGCACCAGTACGCTTACAAATATAGTAAGACTTCTGACCCTTAGCTTTACCAGATACGATACAGTTAGAGTAATCGACTTTACGACCATCTTCTGTAGTTAATTTCATTTTGAACATCGTAGCACCTTTAGCGGTTTCTTCGATGTATGCAACTTCAATTGTTAGAGGGTATACATTCGTCTCTAGAACACCACCACCGCCAAGTACATCACGGTCTGCTTCTACTTCTACGCCTGCTTCTACTTTAAATTTATCTAACATTGGTTCATTCCTTTAAATTATATTATGGTTTATCCAATAGACCATCGTAGCCTATTGGCTACTAACTTTAATCTTTGTAATATTCTGTCAGACGACTAATCGCATGTTGAATATCATTATCAATATATGTTTCCTTCTTGTCCCACATACCTAGTGGACCACGAATCCTTTCGTTTACTGATTCCTTGGTTAGACGGGTTTGGAATACGTACTTGAATCCCAAGTCCTTCTCTTCATCAGAGACATCTAATAAGTCACTGCCATACTCTTCAAGCTTCTTGAGAGACACTTTCTTAGTAGAGATGATATTAGAGAACCAAGACTCAATACCATTATTCATTAGGGAACCTTTAACTTTAACCAAGGTCTCCATAACACCTTCACCTTCATTCAATATATCCATTGTATGAGCTGTGAAGATTACATTTTTAGTAGATGATGCTACATACTGACTCATGAGATTCTTCATGAATGAAGCATACTCACCCCAGGCTTTAAGACCATTAGGTGAATTGGTTACATACACATTCTCAAACATATCCATTAGATATGTAAGACTGTCGATTACAATGGTATGTATCTCAGGCATCTGTTCAGCTTGTAGGAACGCTGTGTACACTTGCATGGGATCTGTAACTGTCATTGATTTGAACTTGCTTCTAAAAGGTAATCGCTTACCTGCTTCACAATTCAAATACATAACACCTTCAGGTTTCTTGATGTTACGTAGAGCCATTGATTTACCGGTAGCTGACTTGCCACACATTAAGATCAAATGGTCATTGATTGCTTTCTTTACTGGTTCAGTCATTCATTGTCCTTGTCATGTTTCGCTCTAGCGTAAAGCGTCTTGAATACAGTTTGTTCCAACTCGGACTTCTTGAGTGGATTTGGTATCTTGTTATTGAAATGTTTGGTCCGTTCCTCGACCTCTGTAACATCCATACCACTATCTAGAAGCATTAAAGCATACTTGCACATAATGTTATTTCTGTTGCCTTCCTGTGACACTTCCTTTGCAAACCAGCGTTCAGTATTATCCATAGAGGATAGGTTCTTATTAGCCTTCTTCCGTTCTTCGTTCTTAGCAGTCTTAGGTATAAACTGCATAGGGTCTAGAGACTCCCCTTCATTAAGTACGTATGTACCTGTGTTGGTAAGCCACTTCTTACATCTCTGTCCAGTACCAGTATCAACTTCAAATGGTAGCCAACTAAAGATATTACTCATGAACTCCTTATGATCTTCCTTGGTAAGTTTCAAATGATACTTAATAGGTAGAACTATTCGGAATCTATTATCAGTATCTGTAGATCGTTTCGTCGTGTAGTAGAAAGCATTGTAGTCTTTGAGAAGATCCTTGGCAGTAGTCATAGAGACTCCACCATCAACATCAATAACTACCGAGTTAAACTCAGGAATAGCTTTATCTTCTAAACGATGATTGTCTAAGAAACTGTGGTTACACCAATGATATCCTTGAACCTGCGTAAGCTTGTGTAGGTTCTTGAAATCAAGTTTAGCACTAACATAATCATATGCTTCATGCTTGGAGTAAGAGACCATTATACCAGATAAATCAGTCTCTTGCAGTGTTTCCCCAGTGAAGAAGTCTATGCCATCAGCAAAGGTCTTCTTAATAATAATGTTGTTCTTGATACCCCATGCAGTTGCTAACTGTAGGAGATCATTCTTCATAGAGATTGAACCAGTAAAGAATTGGAGATCTTCAGTCAAGTCAGCATATGTGACTTCCTGCTTCACCTCAGCGATGTACTTAGCTAAACGGACATAGTTCTTATCACGAGATAGGATGTCTACGAACGCTTTACCTGAGTCCTCTGTGAGCTTTATAGCAGCATACATATGATCTTCAGTTACTGTATTGGAGCTATCCATGAATGCATAGATACCTGCTAACTTCATAGCTTTGAAGTAACGATGTTGTATCTCAGCTTTCTTAACAGATTCATATACCGATAACTCACTTGCCAATGCTTCACAATCAAGTTGATATTGAATATTGATAAGAGCCACTGGTTCATCCATTAGGATTTTGGCATTGTAGTTAATTGGGTCTGCTAGATTAACAAAGTGATTAGATAGGTCATCTACTACTGTATCCACAGATGTTGATGTTAGAGCATCAAACATCTCTTTAGCAGTTAAGCTACCTACAGCAGTCTTCCTCCCTAATCCAAAGAATAGTCGTCTTGCATAACCAGTCTCTAAAAGTGAATAAAACTCCACTTCCTCTTTACCACCATTAAACAACTTAGATGGTGTACCAAAGATGAGCATGTTACTTGGGACAGGATCATCCCTCTCTTCACTACGTTTATTGTCAGCAGTATTCTTAATGATCTTCTGCTTAATAAGACCAATATCATATGCCTCTAAATTCACAGCAAACAGTTCAGCATTGTTTAATAGGTTAGTACCTATTTCATCACAGACCATATTAAGTGAACCAATACCTGCCATTTGCATCTTGGTTCGAACTTGTTTATATGCAGGTCCAGTACCACTATCGAAACTGAATGGCATTATTCCCAGAGAGTCATATTCCTTTTGAATCTTCTCTAGTTCAGTCACTTCATCAGTAGCTCTAATGATAGCTTTTGTTTGAGCATCAGCTAATAGATTCTGCTCAGCTATTTCGGGAGCTGTATGCTTCATGAATGTATCTTTGAAACCTTTGATGATTCCTTCACAGATATTGAGACTATGTCCCTTACCTGCTCCAGACTCCGCTAAGGCACAAACGAATACATTTAATGGCAATACACCTCGATGAGGGGTAATCATCTCTACGCGCATGCTAGATGACATTTGAGCCATGAAGTTAGCGATTAGTACACGGAAATACAAATCTGATTCATGGTTTTGGGTTTTGGTTGTTAACACATTCATCATCTTTTCAGACGTAGGATGGTATTTGACCGTGTCTAACTCCTTTAACTTCATACTACTCCTTATTATTTAATTCAAGCAAGCAGGCGAAGCCTGCATCCCTTTCTGTGAAGGGCTAACCAGTATACACAACTACGTCATCACCATGAGTAGTTAATATGTAGTCATCAATCTGAACTGATGTTCCCTTCACTAGTTTAGCTAGTGCTGGTACACCATTTAATTTGGTAGTGTACATCTCACTCTTACTGAAGCCTGACTCTTGTAAGTGATGAACCAGAGCTGCTTCATTGGTAATGGTGCGTACCTTCTTTCCTGGTCCCATACGGAATCCTGGGATGGTTTCACCTAGAAGCACTGAAGTAGTAACCTCTTCGTGTTTAACAGCTAACCTTTGCTTCACGTCCTTCTGAAGCTGAAGTAATGCTGGGTAATCTAATTTTAGTAGATCGATGTTAGTCGTCATATTCTGGTTCCTTGTCGAATGTGAAGAATTGTAATGAATGGATGAAGTTGGTGGGGTCTGTCAAAGCTCCGGTAATCGTTTGAGCACCCATACCCCATTCCTTGAATTCGCTCTCAGATTCATTCCAATATTGAATCGTGTCGTTTGCAGTGATACGACATGTGTTTACTAAGGGTAATGGTGGATGTCCTCCTCCATCAGATAGAGGGTCCATGTTCACCAAGGTCATAAAGAATGAACCATAGGGTAGTAAGAAAAGTGCCTCAACTGGCACTTTAGTAAATTGCATTGTTATTCCTTGAGTGATCCATCAAAGACATAGCCTTGTCTTTGGATACATATGCTTGCTGCTGAGCAGTAGTTGCATTTGGTTGACTCATCCTTGAACTCTCTAATCTGTCCTTTACCTTTCGTGAAGTAGTGCCGTTCAGCTTCAATCTTATTCTGAGCACTGGTTCCTCCCTTAAAGACTTTACTTGCTTTAACAGAGTCTGACTTAGCATAGTACTTGTAGATGGTAGGTTTAGTAGCCCACCTCTCTTCAGCAGTACAGGCAGGCATCTCATGCTCAGGTCTATCCATACAGACCTCAATATCCATTAGCTTCTGGTTCACGTACTGTTCCATTTGCCCAATAGGTCTGAGAGGTATCTTGTATTCCAGTACTGGTAACTTAGGGTATGTACCTGACTTACCCATAGCCTTGTTCTTAGACCAATCCTTGAATAGGAACTGGATAGCTCCATGGTCGTTAGTAATGATCTGAGGGTTAAGCCATCGGTACAGACTAAGCTGTAATATGTAAGCATTATCGTTGGTATGATTCTCGTAGGTATAAGTACCTGTAGACTTGATGTCTTGAACCATACCATCAAAGACGATATCGAATTGACCAGAGACAATGAAGTTACCTACTGTCTTCTCGCTCCTCTTCTCCAGATAGATATCAATACAATCTTCATCTGGTTCAGTGGGGTTAACTCGTACACGTTCAACAGCTCTCTTTGGGTAGCCAAGAGCTAGGAGACTCTCAGCTACGTTGTTCACTATCGAATGCTCAATACTATTATGTATACTGGTTCCAAGTCTTGAAGCTAACCTATCCGCTATGTCAGGCAAGCAGGTGCCCTCTGGGACACGTTTGGTAAGACACAGCTCTTTGGTTGACCTCATTAGAGAAGTGACGCTTATGACGTTCTCACGAGGGTCATGGTCGTATTCATCATGAGCCAACCAGATAGCCATTGGTAGAGAGATGCCACTATTGTTTGTTATCTTCGCCATCGTTATATACCTTTTCTATTTTAGCAGAAGGGTATTGTAACAGTACCTTGGGCATGTGATGCCTAGCTGATGCTCTTGCTTTCCATTTAAGTGGTTTGCAGACATCAGGCATTGCCATGTCAATGGTATATACGTTATCAACAGCCCTGTGGATACGACATATATAGTGTGGTTCATTAAAGTATTCTTCCATTACTCTAATTCGATATTCTAGTTGTTCACTCATACAATTTTCCCGTACAACAACTGATGAACCATATCATCTCTCTTTTGGATAGATGGGTCTGGTGTACTTCGTTGTACATATAATGTTTCTTTCTGGTGAGCACGAGGTAGTTGTTCTATTACTCCTCGTTTGGTTAGACCGTTAATGTAGTAGTACACTGAGGATGCTGAGATCCCTGATACTATTATTAAGTCATTAAGACTGATCTTCGTGAAGGCAGGTATACTTCCGTATACCGAATCCATTGTAATTTTCCCTGCTCTATTGGCCATCGTTTTCCTTAATCTGTTTGTTATACAATTGCATATAATTAGCGTATGCCTGATGATCTTTTACGTGTTTAGCTTGTTGAGCTTGGTTCCAGTACCACATTGCCATTGTTTCCATTTGCATCTTCCTTTGCGTAATAAGCATGAAGAGCTGATTCTGCTGAATCCCTGATATCAATCAAGTCCTGCTCTTCACTTTTGTGACCTCGAAGTCCTGCACATAAGGACTTCTTAGTTAGGTGTTGTAGTCTAGGATTCAAGGTAGGGAATGCATCCAATACACAGTAGACATCTACTACACATGAACCAGTGCCATACTTACCTACGATGGTTCTGTCGTACTTATTGTTTCCCATTGCACATAGTCCTTATGATTTGTGTATACTCCGTCTCGGGATTCTAGGGTCCCATCGTAACCTGCGAAGCAGGTATTCACAGACTCAATTAGGAGTATTTATGGAAGATAGAAATCTACTTCGATTAATAAACTTAACTACTTTTGGTAACCGTACTGATCGTCTGGAGTTCGATAGAGCTAAAGAGATTGGTTTCGCTGCATTTGTAGATGAACAGTTGGACCAGAAGTTTCGTCCTAACCGTACCCAAGAGCTATGGGATAATCGTAACAGTACAGGTAATGGTCGTAACCATTTCCATAACGCTTGGTACACTCAAGTATTCTTTGATGAGAGCCAATTACATTTACGTATCACTCAAGCAATCACAGAGTTTATTGTTGTGAGCCAGATGCATCCACGTCTAACTACTCGTGGCTTTGCACTAACATCGTTCGTTCAACAAATCCAAGATGTACTAGGTAGTGAGAACCCTACCTTTAGTGACTTGTTATACGCAGTATCCATTCATGGAGTTACTGGTGTATATCTAGCATTTGGAGCTAACTCCTCTGAAGCTATTACTGGTCAAGCACCTAATGAAGATTACGCTCGTGAAGTTATGCAGCTATTCTCACTAGGTATGGAAGAACTATTAGAAGATGGAACACCTACAGGTATCGAGTTATATAATGACACTGATATCATGGAAGCTGCTCGTATCTTTACTGGTTTAACTAGTCATCAAAGTAACGCTACTGGTGATGATGGTCGTTATGAAGTACCTATGGTTGAGTACATGGAACACCATGATATGGGTGACAAGATTGTAATGGGTCAAACCTACTCACCAAAGGAAACTATCAAAGAAGAGATTCATGATCTTACTAACTTCTTAGCAGCTCAACATGAAACAGCAGTCCGCTTCTGTGCTCATATGCTTAATCGTCTTGTTACTGAAACACCATCTAGAGACCTTATGGTTGATTGTGTACAGTTCTTCAAAGCTAACGATGGCAATATCATTGAACTGGTTCGGTTTATCTTCAATCATTCTGAAGTACTTAACCCTACTAAGAAGTGTAACTACACTCGCTTACGTACACCGGTTGAACTGTTCTGTGCAATGACTCGTGGTACATCTTGCTACGATATCGATGCTCAAGCTGCAGCAGACACTACTGGACGTGTTCGTCTCAAGACTCAAGAAGATACTGACAATGGTATTGGTGATGAGTGGTCACATGTAATCGAAGATTATACTGATAACGATAATGTCAGTCGTATCGGTGATTTGTACCAACATCTTGAAGTATTCAAAGATGGCTATGCTTCTGGTAAACCTATCGACTTTGATCCTGGTTGGGGTAATTGGGCTAATGCTAACGTTGGTGGCATTCTATCTGCACCTAATGTATTTGGTATTCTTGAATGGGAATCATTATCAAGTAACTTAGACATGTCAAATTATGATGGTTTAAGTGAATCAGCTTATGTTCGCTGTGGTAGTGCTCATGACCAGAAGGTAGACCGTAACTCTTTCCTACATATCCATGACTTCTTAATTGGTGATGTAGTGAATCGTGGTTGTAGTAACTACCAACACTTCTGGAATGTTGATGGCACAGTTACCAGTGGTAGACGTGTTGAATTCGAAAAGCATTATTGGGACTGGTTCCAATATGACATGATGGCAGGAGTTGAACCAAGGTCTAAAGCTAAGTGGCCTATCCCTGATCCTGAAGGACGTGATGGTTCTCATGACCCTTACTTCACAGCAATGGGTGGTTCTAGTTCTAGAGCTACTAGTGGTAGCTTAGAGAAGTTCTTTGTTGCTCGTTGTAATGACATCGATGTTAAAGCAATTACATACGTACCGGAGGTATAATTATGAAAGCAATAATGCATCTAGTAAATGCTGGTGGTTGTGATTCAATCGGCATGTTCTATGATAAACGTCAATATGAATACCTGACTACAGTACGTGGTCCAATCATGCCTGCGTTCGATGACTTGATTGACATCGTAGATGAGAACCATGGTTGTCACCCACTATTACCTAAGATCGCTAAGGCTATCAATGATGGTGATGCAGCAGTTCTATGGAACGTAGGTCGTATGTTCGATGAGAATAACTCACAGTCTATTCCTTTCCGTGGTTCGCACTCTAATCAGCATTCACAGACAAATGGTCTAGGTGGTGAAGATGCTCACTCTATTGGTATTCATTCCAAGTGGCATAAAGTAGCTTACCCTGATTGGCTGAACATGCCTGTTAAAGCTAATATGTCTGCTTACCCTTCACTAATGAATGTACTGTATATTGGTTATGACAGTCCTTACACTGGTGAGATTCATGCACACTCTACAGACTTTGATGAGCATCGTGTATTGGATGGCATCAACTGGAAAGAAGACACTATCATTGCTAACAAGTCCAAGATTCAAGACATGTTATATAATGTAGGTGAACTGGTTCTACCTCCTATTGACTATATCCATGAAGATATGGATAGCGACATGAAGCTTGCTATTGAAGCTATGCGTAATGCAGAAGTGTTCGGTCATGACAAAGGTCAGTGTATTTACCTATCTCGTACCAAAGGTACGCAGTGGGATACTCATCGAGACCAAGTAGGAGCATTCGAGCGGAACCATACAATCATGGATAATCAGATCTCTTGGTTCATCGAAGAGCTTAAAGCTAATGATCTATGGGATGATGCTATATTCATCTGGCAATCAGAGTTTGGACGTACTGTACGTTCTAATGGTTCTGATGGTACAGACCATGGTTGGGGTGGTCACTACCTAATAATGGGTGGAGCTGTCAAAGGTAATCAGATTCATGGTAAACCATTTGTTTATGGTGATCCTGGTTTCACAAGTACTGGCCGGATAGACCCTACTACTTCATGGGATCAGATCAATACTGAGTGTTTCCGTTGGATGGGTCTCACTATGGCAGAAGCATTAACGTGTACACTAGAGCCTGAAGGCGCATTTGAGAGTACAATTGGTGTCATTGGTGATATTGAACCAATGGACTCAGCTTTCATTAGTGAGCCAGAAGAACCAGAAGTTCCTGAAGAACCTATTAATAAAGAGGAAAGTATTATGAAAATCGTATCGTATATTGGTCAAGCACACACATTTGGTTTCGACGCTGTTATCGGTGAAACTTACTCATGGCTTAAAGATGGCGAAGCAATTGCAGAGGTCGGTCCTAAGATTGACGTATACCCTGTAGTTGAATCCCTAGCTGGTACATATTTAGGTACTGCTACAGATGGTGAGTCTAATACCCGTACTGTTGAGATTGTGTTTGAAGTTCGTGATCGTAACGAAGGTGATAACGAAGCTCTACTCTTAGAGATCGCTCGTCTTGAAGGTGAGTTGGTTATTGTTGAGACTGCGTTAGCCTCAGCTCTAGCAACAGGTGCTGCTCAAGCTGCTTACATTACTACCCTTGAAGCTGATAAAGCTCTCTTGGTTAGTGAGAAGGCTGTACTGGTTGCTGCTCTTGCAAGTGCTACTGCATTCAAAGCTGCTATGGTTGAAGCGATGGCTTCTAACTTAAACAGTGCTCCTGAAGGTGTATTGCTTGCTGATTTCACATGTCCAACTTGTGGTCAGACTAACTCTGTCTTTGAGTCTAATGGTGATCCTGATGTTGCTCGTTGTTTCCAATGTAAACAGCACTTCTCGTTTGGTCTATAAGAATAGATAATGAAGGGGTCTTAATAGACCCCTTTTTATTTACTCTCTAATAATGTCTTTCTACATTTAAAGGACTTGAACCAGTCCAAGCTAATAGCTTATTCAAACTCTCAATATCTTGGTTCACTTCTCTAATAACATCCATCTGATGAAACCCTGGAAGTACATATAAACGTACTGGTTCATCTCTTGGTTCTGTGTTCATCGCTCTAACAATCCTTGATAGATGACGTGCTCCTTTAGTAGAGCCTGTTTTAAAATAGATTACTTTGTCTTTGTTAATCATTACTTCTTCCTTTTAATTGCTTCGTCTATAGAGATCTGAATGATCTCTTCCTTGGACGCACCATTAGGTAGAGTGAAGTCATCTTTCCATGAAGGATAGAATACGTCTAACTCACCTGATAGGTGTACTTGTTCATGTCGAATTGCAGGGTGGTCCTGCCAAGCCATAGCTTCACCTACTATTCCGTTTAGATATGTGAGAGTCTCCATGTCATCATCTAGAACCAGAAAGTAAAGAGCATCATGGATTTGTGCACATGGTCTTATGTTCAGAGCGTGGGACGAAGTCCACACTTTCCCCATCACTTCATTCCCTGCTCTGGAGTTGAGTAGTCCCCATGACTGTCCATAGGCATTACCAACTGTTCTTCCCTCAGCAGCTACAGCATATGGAGTAACACTGGTTCCAAGAATGGACTTAGCCATCATAGGAGTTCTGACTCGTAAGCCAAAAGCTACTGTTGCATATCCATTCTTAGCACACTCTTCCATACGGTCTGCTTTCCACTGTACCGAGTGTTTGTACATCTCTAAGTAGTTAGTCTCAATCTGTGTAGCAACGTTGTACGTGAAGCCACAGTTGCTCATGAGGGTGTTGTATGTTCCTTCATACGTAAGTGCAAATGTTGGAGCTTTACTGTCTTGTCTCACATCCTTGAAGAGCTTAGCAATAGAGTTAATAGATTCCACTGTATCTACTATCCCCGGTAGTCTATCCGGGAAGTAGTTGAATGCCCGGAGGCAGTGACCATCATAGCCATCGGTATAAACCTTTAGCTTGTTAGGATCTTTAGTTTGTAAGGCATCAATCCTGTCCTCAAGAGATGCACTATCAGCACCTACAAATATCCATCCTCTTGGAGCTACGAAACATGCTTTGATGATCTTGGCATAAGTGGAACCAGAAGGGATTTGTTGTAGGTTAGGGTTACTACTAGATAGTCTGCCTGATACCGTACCACCTAGATTGAAGTTACCAAACAGGTAGTGGTATCCATCTTCAGCCAGAGGTGCTTCCTTGAACCTTGGTATGAATGCAGTTAGAACCTTGTCTACTTTAATGAATCCAATGAGATGCTCTAGGAACTCTACATGTAGCTCATCAGTACAATGGTTCAGTAGTTTACTCAGTGTCTTGTTACCAGTAGCAGGCTTCTTGTTCTTAGTCATGTCTAGGATTGGTAAGTCCATCACCTCATATAAGAGTTCTTGTAGCTGGTTATTAGAGTTAGGGTTAAAGACGATATGAGCTACTTCATCTATGGTTCTCTGTTTAGTCTTTAAAGAGAGGTTGTCCTTATCCATTCGAGATTGTCTTAGATGCTCAGTGAACTCAATGATTAGGTCCGACTGTTGCATACTATCGTAGTGACCTCGATGTATCTTTGACAGGTGTGACTCTGCTTCTAGAACCTTACCCATATCCAGACACATTCCAGTGAGCTGCATCTGAACAATAGTCTTAATTGAGGGTATAAACAGATCATTATATAAATCAAGTTGAACGTCATCAACCATCGTACCGTAGTGCTTTTCATATACGTACCATGTTGAGAGGCAATCTACTAGGTTGTACCTGAGTAGTCTGTCCTGTGGAATCTTGGTGATGTCATTGATCTCTGACTCTGCATAGTTACCGGCAAACTTATGAGCTTGCTCCTTCAATGAGAGATGGTTCCCCTCTGTTGAATTGGTAGCTAGGTAAGTAATGATCTTGGTATCACCAAAGTTCTTAGTCATTATGTGTAGACCTTCAAGCAGTCCTTCTTGGTCTAGTAGCCCATCCATCCATAATTGATATACCAATATGTATATGTCAAAGGATGCATTGTGCCAGAGTATCTTTCCTTTATACTCCCTAAAAAATATTTTCAATAATTCCCTAACTTTTTGGTTATATTCCTGATAACCACCATCCCTTTGAGGGGTAGATTTGTAGTCAACCTTGAAAGCTAGACCTTCGTGCTTACTCCATGCAAAGCCTATGGTTCCAAGCCCTGAGGAGTGATGCTTAAGGTGAAAGGTCTCTATGTCACACGTTAGCATTGGATGCTTGTGTAAGTCCCTTAGAGCTCGTTCTATGGACGTGAGAGACTTAGGGTAATACTCACTGTGAATGATATTGGTTCCCATCGGTACATAGCTACCTCTCTTATGGTCATCTAGAGCATTCAAGGCAATATCTACCTTTTCCTCTAGTGAAGGCATATGCCATATCATCCCGTAGTTTGGAACCAGAACTACATTCATGTGTTCATATCCAGGATACTTACATGGCATTACATAACCGTAATGAGGTACTGCTTTAGTGACTTTACAGAGGGTCTTGAAGTAATCCCCATCTGCTATAAGAATATCCTTGATACCTAGCTTATCGATCTCTGGCATTAGTATGTCTAGATACTCTTTCTGGTTCTTAACTGATTGTTTCTTTCCTTGATAATCCAGTGAGAATGACACTATGCTAGATACATCCATACCCTTTTGAGCCAGTGGGTTAATGTAGTATCTCTCAATAGCCTCTTTATCTAATCGTGATTCCTTGATTAGTATTGCTGTATCAAAGGTTCCTGTGGTTGAATGATTTATGTGGTGCATAAATAGTGGGGTCTCCATGACGTTAAAAGGGTCTATATAAGACCCTTCGTGGTAACTATTGCATTCCAGTATGACCGAAGCCACCCATACCTCGAGAGGTGATGGGAAGTTCGTCTACTAACTCAATTTCAAATTGAGGGGTTGGAACGATTGCTAGTTGCGCAATTCTATCACCGTGGTTGATCATGAGTTCCTTTTCTACTGAAAAGACAATCATAAGCTCACCTCGGTAATCTGAATCAATCAAGCCAACTGTGTTGGCAAGACTGAAACGATGTTTAGTGCCTAGTCCTGAACGAGGTATAAGCAATCCTGACAGACCATTAGGTATAGCTATAGCAAAACCTAGCCCTAAGTTGTATGTCTGTCCAGGGATGCAATACATGGACTGTCTGTTCGGAGAACGTAAGTCCATGGCACCTGCAAATTCAGAACCATAAGTCATTCCTACAAACTCTCTTAGCTTGCTTGCAGGAAGGGGCATGATTTGAATACGGTTCATTACTTAGATAATGCTTTAATGATCGCTTCTTTAACTTCTTTAGGCATGTCCTCTGCATCACCCATAACTACTTTAACTTCTGATTCATCTTCAGTTGTGTCTTCTTGACAGTTACCACAACAATGAGATTCAGCAGCTTGCTTAGCCATATCTGCGAATGACGTAGGGAAGTCATTACCTTCTACAGTACACTTCTCAACTTTCTCAAGTCCATCAATCATAGACTGACGGTATTCTACTTCATGGTTATATACCTTGATGTAGATGTCTTGTTCAGTAGTAGTAAGTTGTTCACCTTTGATGCCCATCTCTTCAATGATGGCATCTGCTGTAGCAATGTGACGTTTAGCATTATTGATTAGTGCGTCACGAATTAACTTAGGCATTTTAACTGGCATGGTCTTTCCTTATTTTGATGACGGAGTTGTCATTGCAGCCTGCGGAGCAGGCTTGTCCTTGTTGCTCTTCTTACGGAGCATAAAATATATTCTCAATTGTTAATCTCTTTTAGAACCAGTGCAGATGAACGGAAGTATCTAGCTTCAATTACCTTCATACCTGTGTCTTCACCGGTAGCTGGGTTACGTGTATTACGTGGTCTATGTACTCTGGTACTGAAACAACCAAAGCCTCGAATTTCTACTTCATCATGTTCCATGATAGCTCTACGTAAGCCTGTCAACAGACCTAGTACTACATGTTTAGGTAAAGCAGTTCTTTTCATTAGTTCTTTGGTAAGCTTACTACCAATGCCTACATCAGACGATTTCATCTTATCTGAGAAGTGGCAACGAACTACATTACGTTCAGTAATGGTTACTGGTTCAAGTGTCTTAGGGTTACGTCCAGGACGTTCACCTTTATGAATTACTTCAAGTTTGAATAGATTCACTAGACTGATTGAACCAGTGTCTTTAAGTGTATCGATCATAGCTTTGATCATGGTGTTTAAGCTACGGACATAAAATGCCTTAGGTAGATAGTTTTCATCTAGTTGTGAATAGTAAGCATCTAGGTAAATGAATTCCTTACCTGCTTTAGTTCCTTTAACTGTTTTCGATAGTTGCATCTTATTTCCTTTTTGTTGAATCACCGGATTAACTCACTAATGCCACCTAGTGAGCTAAACCTGTACTTCTACAGAACACTCAGCTTCCCAAGGTTTCCCTATGCAAGAGTGAAAAACAAACAGAGCTTCAATTCTGCTATATATATTCGTCTAATATCTCAACAAATCACATTGAATTATTAATGGTAACCAAAATAGCTACCATAGAAGCCTCTCTGGAGAGACTTCGAGTTAACTACTTAGCCATCACATAGATGAGACCTGCAAAGAGGCCTAAGCACCCTAGCAGTCCATATATGATGACTCTTACAACTGTGTCAGATAGTTTACGTTTCATTACTTACCTGAATTGACAGTTACACCTGATGCTTTAGATGCTGATTCAGCCATAGATACACGAGCTTCACGCTCAGATACAGCAGATGCTTCTAGAGATTTGATAGATGCTTTCAGGAATGAGATCTCATTTGTAAGAGCTGATGCATTCGCTTTAAGCGTAGCTGTTTCAACTGCATGAGTTGAGTTAGCTTGAGCCAGTTTAGTATTAGCAAATGACTGTGCTTGAGCAACAGCTACAGCTACTGCTTTAGTAAGCTCATTGTCATTACCTTGAGTTAAAGTAGCGATCTGTTTAGCCATAGAAGCAGCTTCATCTTTGGTGATATGAGCTAGTTTACGAGAATCTAGTAAACCATCTAAAACTTTGTTTTCATCTTCACGTACACGTAGACCTAGGTCTACTGCTTGGTTACGTACAGCTAGATCAGTTTCATTAGTGATGTTCTCTAATTTGATTTGAGCCAGAACTACTTCTTCTTGGATGTTCTCATTAGTGATGATTGATACTTGTAGGTCAGTCATCTGCTTCATGATAGTAGCTGATACACCTGTTAGTGCTTTAGTTGCTTTCTCTGTAGCTGTTAGTACTTTTTTAACTTGAGACATTTTACTTCCTTTTAAAAGATGATTTCTTTTCTTTGAACCGGATGGCTCTTATGTGTAGCTTGTCGAAACACACGTCGCAGACGTGTTTACTGTC